GTACAAACAGACAAAAATGTAAACCATAGGATACAGATATGAAAATAGAATTGATAGGCGACTTGATTGACCAGCCCGACGGCAGTGCAATAGCTGAACTGGATGTGGACGAGGAAGGTAAAATGTATCTAATGCAACAAGGCTTCGAGTATCTAATACTAAAGGGTATCGAAGCCGCTAAGAAGGAGAAAGAAAATGGCATCACGAAATGATGTAACAGGCGACTTAATTAAGAGTCGAGTAAACAACAAACAGTTCGAGGACAACTTCGATAACATCTTTAGGAAAGACAAAGACCCACTGTGTGATGTGTGCGGTAAGAGTTTGGCAGGCACTAAAGAGTGTGCGTGGACGAGTTGCCCCCTTAACTGGGACGAGGGTAGAGCCGATATTATAGGTCAGAACGGTAACATAGGATATGAGGAAGAAAAGTAATGAGTGATGACGCAGACTTAGCACAGTCGCAAATGGAACGTGAAGAAGAAATCCGTAAACGATACAAACCTAGTCCTGTAGCTGAAGTGCAGGCTATTGGTTTTTGCTTAAATTGTTCCGAGGCATTACCAAAACATGTGCGGTGGTGCAGTCAAGATTGTCAAGAGGATTGGACAAGGAGAAAAAATGCGAACATGTAAAGTATGTAATGAGGCAAAGGAAGACTCCGAGTTTCATGCCAACAACATAACAGGATGGAGTACCCGATGCATCATATGTAGGAAACGTAAGTCTAGAGCTAAAGCCATGCATAAATACCGCGAACTGCAAGTCCTAAAGCAAGGGGCATCCGAAGCCATCAAAGCGCGGCAGGCTCGCAGGCTAGAAATTAAACTAAAAAACTTGCGCAGTGAATACAAAAGGTTTACTCTGATTAACCGAGATAAGATTAAGCAGTTACAGAACAAAGCAAACAATAGCAACCCAGTTGACATCCGCACTACCAATGCGCTCAACCGTCGGTTAGCAAAACAAGCGTTAGTGGAAGCGATGTATCAAGGACAGATTCAAACCGTGATGCGTGGTGAAACCCCCCTAACTATAAATGATATATGGAGAAATGAGTATGGCGATGACACCCGAGAAGAAAGTCAAGAAACAAATCACAACAATACTGAATGAGGCAGGGGTGTATCACTTCTCGCCTTACATGTCGGGAATGGGTAGGGCAGGTATCCCCGATATCATCGCTTGTTTCAAGGGACGCTTTATAGCAATCGAGGCAAAGGCAGGGACAAATAGACCTACCCCACTACAAGACCGTGAGATTCTACGGATACAACAAGCAGGTGGGCATGCGATGGTGGTGAACGAAAGCAACCTTGATGACCTTAGATTTCTGATTACCCATTTGACAGGAGATAATGCGTAATGGACATCATCACACTAGACTTTGAAACCTACTACGATAGGGCATTCAGTCTATCTAAAATAACAACCGAAGCATATATCCGCAGCCCCCAGTTTGAAACGATTGGGGTAGCCGTAAAGGTAAACGATAATCCTGCTGTGTGGTACTCGGGTACTTATAAAGAGCTTAAAAGCTATCTCGAGGAATATGACCTGCATAAACATGCAGTATGCGCACAGAACGCGCACTTCGATATGGCTATCCTCAACTGGATATACGGCATACGACCCGCAAAGATACTTGATACGCTGTCTATGGCTAACGTGCTACATGGCATCAATGAATCAGTATCACTCAAAAACCTAGCTAAGCTATATGGTATCGGCGAGAAAGGCACAGAAGTCCTTAACGCGCTAGGCAAACGCAGGCTAGATTTTGACCGTGAGGAACTTGCTAGGTATGGCGAGTATTGTATTAACGACGTCGAGCTTACATACACACTGCTCACTCACATGATGCCACAATTCCCAAAATCAGAACTTAGACTGATTGACCTTACTGTCCGCATGTTTACAGAACCTAAACTCAAGTTAGACAAGAAGATGTTAGAGAAAGCCCTGTATGAGATAGGGGTAGAGCGACGTAGCCTCATGCTTAAACTAATGAATGAGCTTGGGGTTAAGTCCGAGGATACTTTACAGAAACAACTTATGAGTAATGACCAGTTTGCTAAACTATTAAGGGAGAACGGAGTTGAGCCACCACGGAAAATTAGCCCAACCACGGGCAAAGAAACATATGCTTTCGCAAAAACGGACGAGGAATTTACAATGCTTGAGGACCACCCGAACCCAATTATACAGGCTCTTTTCGCAGCTCGTATGGGGTTCAAGTCTACTATCGCTATCACTCGGTCGGAGGCGTTCTTGGGTATTGCTGAAAGAGGGACCTTTCCATTCCCGCTCAAGTATAGTGGGGCTTGTGTTACCCATCGGTGGTCGGGGTTCGACGTTAACCCGCAGAACTTATCAAGGATTGACCTTGACAGACCCAAGCCTTCAGATGCACTTCGTTACGCGTTACACGCCCCCAAAGGCTATAAGCTGGTTGTTGCCGACTTAAGTAACATTGAGCTACGCCTAGGGCTGTGGCTTGCGGGGCAAGATGACAAGCTAGACTTAATTCGTGAGGGCATTGACTTGTACCGCGACTTTGCATCACAAGCGTACCAAATCCCGTATGAATCCATTAGCAAGAAAGACCCAAAACGATTTGTGGGTAAGTGCGCATCACTATCACTTATCTATGGCACAGGTGCTGTTAAGTTGCAAGGGACAATCCGAATTCAAAGTAAGGGCGCACAAACAGTAAGCGATTCCGAAGCGCTGTCATTAACTACCCTATACCGAACAGGCTACTCATCCGTAGTAAATACTTGGAACGATGGAACCAGTGTCTTGGACGCGTTAATGAAAAAGCAATCCAAAACCTTTTGTCGCAACGGCATTATCAGTACGATTGAGTTGGCTAACGGTGGCATGGGGCTAGTTAAACCTAACGGCTTAGTGCTTACATATCCCGAGTTAAAACGCACTGTCAATAAAGATACCAAGAAACCCGAGATAACTTATGCGCAACGGCATGGGCGAGATAAAGTATATGGCAGTAAAGTTTTTCAGCGTGTGACACAATCATTAGCGCGTGATATCATGGCAGAAAATATACTGACTGCGAGTAAGAAGTATCATGTCGTTGGGACTGTGCACGATGAGTTGTTGTTATTAGTCCCCGAGGAACATGCCGAGCAAGCGTTAGTTGATGTGATTGAGATTATGCGAACACCACCTGCATGGGCACCCGATTTACCGTTAGATGCAGAAGGTGGGATAGGTGATAGTTATGGCGACGCCAAGTAAATACGCTGAACAAGGGTTTAAGATATACCGTAAATCAAACGCGGGTAAAAGAATACCCATCGTAACGTATTCGCAACTAGACGGCGCATGCTTTGAGGATGATGGGTATGACCTTGAGGGTATATCTAGTGTAGTTGATATGCTTAAGCATGAGATAGACCAAGGGCACGGTGACTTTTATAATGTTTCATTAGGGATAACTCGAAGCACTGGGGAACAACCTGTAAGCCAAGAAGTTCATGATAAGTGGATGGCGGTAATGTACGATGAGAATTGGTTAAACGACCCCGACGAATCGCGCCCACCCAAGAAAGAAAAAATAAATGTATCTCGGACAGTGCCTAAAATATTGAGCATGGATGAGTTTGCTGAAATTATATTAAAAGCTAACATGCGCAAGAACTTTGGGGGGTAAGAAATGAGATTGTCGTACAGTGCTATGAAAGATTTTGATGGGTGTGCTCGTAGATACTATCAAGTAAAGATACTTAATGCATACCCGTTTGAAGAAACCACGGCGACTATGTACGGCAAGACAGTCCATAAAGCATGCGAGGACTACATCAAGGACGACATTCCGTTAGGCGGCCACATGCGCTTTAAACCCATACTGGATAAGTTAAAGTCCTATAAAGGTGATAAGTATACCGAAATTGAAATGGGCTTAAGCACGGGCGGTGAGGTAAAAGACTTTAACGACGAGTTCGAAGGGTTCCGTGGGATTGCCGACTTAATCATTGTTGATGGTGACAAGGCGCGAGTAATTGACTATAAAACAGGCAGTGCCAAGTACCCCGACCCTAAGCAGTTAGAGCTGATGGCACTCATGGTGTTTACTAAGTTCCCCGAGGTTACAAGTGTAAAGGGGGCGTTACTATTTCTGCTTCACGACATAATGGTAAAGCGCGAATACCACCGCAAAGATTTTGACTATTTGTTCAAGTATTGGCTGGATAAGCGTGTTAATATAATGTCTTGTGCGGAATTAGGCGTATGGAACCCTAGTCCTTCGGGGCTATGTGGATGGTGCCCACATACTGCATGTGAACATTGGAAACCAAAAAGGAGATAGTAATGCCAAGAGCCAAAGGACCACACCCACCCGAGTATTGGAAACTACAGTACCAAAAACAAAAGGCGCGTGGGGAAACAAAAGACCAATTAGAACGACAACAAGCACGACGCGAGTACGACAAAAAAGGTATTGATAGGGCAGGTAAAGATATTGACCACATCAAACCGATTCGAGCAGGTGGCAAGACATCAGCAGGTAACTTACGATTACGTAACCCAAGTGCAAATCAATCAGATAATTACCACGGCACTGGCAAAAAGAAAAAATAAAAGTTAGCTAGGAGAATGCAATTTGGAAGTAGTAGAAAATCGTGCGCTTAAACTGCGTACTAGATTAACTGACAAAATTTTATCGAGTATTACCAAAAGCAAACTTATTGGTAACATCGCAGGCAGTGATATTGCAGAAGTTGTAGTGCACTGGGGACGTGACGAAGTGCGAGCCTTATACACAATGGGGTTTAAAACTGTCCCCCCTGCACCACTACGCAAATACAAATGGACTGGGATATACACGCCCATGTCCCATCAAGTTACCACCAGCGAATTTCTCACCACCCATGACAGGTGCTTCCTACTATCCGAGATGGGTACTGGAAAAACTTGTGCGGCGGCATGGGCGGCTGACTATCTCATGAACCTTGGTGAAGTTAAACGAGTGCTGATAGTCTGCCCTATATCCATTATGCATGCGGCTTGGAAAGAAGATTTGTTTCGGTCAGTCATGCACCGTACGATTGGGATTGCGCATGGTACAAAAGAACAACGACGCAAAGTAATTAAGTCCGAGGCAGAGTTCGTTATCATTAACTATGACGGCGTTGAGATTGTCATGGATGAAATCATCGAGGCTAAGTTTGACCTTATTATTGTCGATGAGGCAAACAACCTTAAGACCGTTACTACCCGTAGGTGGAAAGCGTTTAGCAAAATCCTTGAGGCACTGCAATGTAAGTTATGGATGATGACGGGTACCCCTGCGGCACAATCCCCCGAGGACGCATATGGGTTGGCTAAGTTAGTCAGCCCCGACCGTGTGCCAAAGTACTATACACAATGGCGGGATTTAGTGATGCAAAAGATAACCATGTTCAAGTGGGTGCCACGCCCAAGAGCTAAAGATATGGTGTTCAATGCGCTACAGCCTGCGATTCGATTTACTAAAGAACAATGCCTAGACCTTCCCGACATTATGTATACCCGCCGTGATGTAGAACTTACTGCACAGCAAGAGAAGTATTACAAAACAATGAAGGCATCCATGATGTTACAAGCGGCCGGTGAGGAAATCAGTGCAGTCAATGCGGCGGCTAATATGAATAAGTTGTTACAGATATCATGTGGCGCGGTGTACTCGGATACTGGAGAAGTAGTTCGGTTCGATGCATCAAATAGGCTAACTGTTATGGATGAAATCATTGACGAATCCGATAAAAAGACTATCATATTTGCTCCGTTTCGACATACGATTGAACTGATTAAAGACCATTTATCTGCACGGAATGTGGGAACTTTGTATATCCACGGTGACGTATCCCCCGCAAAACGAGGCGATATTATTCAAGCGTTTCAAAATGACCCCGATGTAAAAGTAATTGTCATCCAGCCACAAGCAGCTTCGCACGGAATTACACTAACTGCCGCAAGCTCGGTTATATGGTTTGGGCCGACATCTAGTGTGGATACTTACTTACAAGCAAATGCTCGGGCGCATCGAAAAGGACAGGATACAAAGGTAACTGTGTTTATGATTCAAGGCAGTCCCGTAGAGAAACATATTTATGATATGCTTGAAACTCGTGTCGACAGTCACATTAGTTTGATTAGTATGTATAAAGAAATATTACAGATTTAAGGTACATTAAAGTACTTGACAGAGATAATAAGAACGTATAAGATTCTTATCTGTTTACTTTTTAACGGAGAATTAAATGAGTGAAATATCAATAGACCGATTAGCAGGTGTCCTCGAAAAGATAAGAGCTAAGCGTTCCGATTTATCTAAGCAGTTCGATGCTGAAGATAAAGTGCTTGAAGCAAAACAAAAAATGGTAACCGATGAAATCCTTAACATCTTTAAAGAACAAGGGATTTCTACCACTGGAACTTCTCACGGCACGATATCTCGTGTCACTAATGACAGATACTGGTGTAGCGATTGGCAACCATTTTTGCAGTATGTTAAAGAGCACGATGCATTACATTTGTTACACCAACGAATCACCGTTGCGGCTATGCGTGAATGGATTGAACAACACGCGGATGACTTACCACCAGCTTTAAATTGTGACCGCACCTACGATATAAGGCTATATAAACCGAGAAAGGAAATTAAATGAACGAAGAAACGTCAACCATGAATGCCCCCGCTGACATATTAACCGTTGCGGAAGCCGCGAAGTTTCTACGCATTGAAAAGAAATTATTATATAAGCTAATTGATACTGGCGAGATTAGTGCTAAACGGGTAGGTAGAGCGTGGCGCATTTCAAGAGATACATTAGTAGCATACATTTACAAAGGAGAATCAAATGAGTAATTTAGCATTGTTTACAGGCGCAAAACTTCCATCATATTTAAAAGACATCGAGCTTGATGCTACAACCAAAAATCTAGCAGGTAGCGGCGGTGGTGGTAGTGGTAGCAAACGCATTTCAATCAAAGGCGGTGTATTCCGCATGCTTGTTAATGGCGAAGAATTGATGGTCAATGAAGACCGTGCAATGAATGTAGTTATCGTTGCATCATCCCCATTAGGCCGTACGTACTATGAAGGTGCTTATGTTGAAGGTGGTGAAGCCAAGGGTCCATCATGCTGGTCCCCCGATAACACTAAACCTGCCGCAGACGCAACTAATCCACAAGCGAATACATGTATGTCATGTCCTCAGAATATCGCAGGTTCGGGCACAGGTGAAAGCCGAGCTTGCCGTTTTAACCAACGCGTTGCAGTTGTATTAGAAGGTGACTTGAATGGTGATGTCTATCAGCTATCGCTTCCTGCCACAAGTATCTTTGGTAAGGGTGTTGATGGTTCTAAACTACCACTACAAGCATATGTGCAATCAATCGTGCAAATGCGACTTCCTGTCGGTGCAGTAGTAACTGAAATGCGATTCGACACAGCGTCAGCTACCCCCAAGCTGATATTTAGCCCAGTGCGTCCATTGAATGAGGAAGAATTTCAGTTGTGTAAAGCAAAAGGTGAAAGCGCTGATGCTACCCGTGCAGTAACAATGACTGTGTTCCAAGCAGACAGTGCGACAGCTAACAAAAATGCGTTTGCCCCAGCCCCTAAAGCAGCAATCGCCGCACCAAAAGCAAAGCCAGCCCCCGTAGTAGAAGAAGCCGATGAGGAAATCTCTGAAGTTTCTGAAGTTGAAGTAGAAGTAGCAATGAGTGAGCCAGTTAAAGTTAGTAAAGCCGCGTCTGAACCTGCCCCTAAAGCAAGTTTGACCAATTTACTTGACGAGTGGGAAGACTAGTCTTACTTAGAACTACCTGTCGGAAAAGTGGTGCCATCGATGTTGTGTTTAGTTATATTGCGTATGCAATAGGATGGCGCTACTTTCCCTGCTTTAACTTCGGGGATACAAATGAAAGCAATAGAATTTATAGATTCAGTGGTGCCTAGGGGTGGTACATACTGCATCATTGGGGTAAACCCCGCAACAAAAGTGCCGACCCAACGCTTTGCTACGAGCTTAGATGGTGTGGAAAAACTTATTGAGTCTATTGACCAAAAGACTACTAACACCTATTTCGCATTAAGTTCTTTTAAGGATGACACATCACGCAAGCAATCGAATGTCCAAGAGATTAAGTCGTTCTTTCTAGACATTGACATTAGTGATGACCCCGAGAAACTTGAATCAAAAAAAGCCTACGCAGACAAAGATGAAGCATTAAACATTGCTCGTCGATTTATCGATAAGCACGGACTACCCCTACCTGCCGTTGTGGATTCTGGTGGTGGGTGGCATTTATATTGGGTATTAGATACAGCATTGACCCCCGAGCAATGGCAACCTGTAGCTAACCTATTCAAACAGTTGTGTATCCAGTCAGACCTATATATTGACCCTGCCGTACCCGCAGATTGTGCGCGAGTGTTACGTGTTGTCGGTACGAACAACACCCGTTATGGTATTAATGCCAAGTTCTTAGATGGTGTGCCTATCCCTGCACCTATCCCATTGACCCAGTTTGAATCACCATTGCGCGATGCTTGTGCCGCGATGGGTATTGTTGAGCGTAAGCCAAAAGCTAAAATTGAATACGACACCGCAACTAAAAATGCACTAGGGTACAAAGACTCTAAGTTTTCCACTATAGCCATCCGAAGCATTAAGGGTGATGGCTGCATGCAGATTAAAACCATGCTAGAAAAGCCCAATGGCGTGAACTACGATATGTGGTGCGCAGGGCTATCCATTGCCAATAAGTGCGTAGATGGCGAAACCGCCATACATAAACTATCTAAAGGTTACGAGAACTATTCTCCACAAGCAACTATAGACAAAGCCGCAGAGTTTGATGGGGCTCGTACATGTGAATGGTTTATTGGGTATAACCCACAGGGTTGTGCAGATTGTAAATACAAAGGGCAGATTGTAACGCCGATTAAGTTAGGTGAGTTTGTGCCCGAGTCAACGGCAACAGAAGTGGTGGTACCTGTAGTACCTGTGGTACCCGTAGCGGGTGGGATAGCTAACATCGCAATCGATGACCCTATAAAAGTTACTATTCCTAAACTACCGTTCCCGTATTTCCGTGGAGCCAAGGGTGGGATATTCCGCAAGGGTAAACCTTCGGACAGTGTTGACGGTGTAGAAGAAGACATCATGGTGTACGTGAATGACCTGTTTGTGATGAAGCGTATTAAAGATGGTGACCACGGCGAAGTGTTGCTGTTTAACCTAATCTTACCTATGGATGGGCTACAAGAATTTGTTATTCCGTTAATGCATATAACCTCATTCGATAAGTTACGTGACGGGCTAGCATTTTACGGCGTGACAGCGAACAAGAAGAAAATGGAGGACATAATGGCATATATACTTACCGCAAATGATGCACTACAAAAGCATACGCGGTTAGAATTATCTCGCCCACAATTTGGTTGGGCTGACGAATATAAGGTATTTATTTTAGGTAAGCGCGAGATTTCTGCGGCAGGTGACAGATACAGTCCACCCTCCGTTCCCACATCATCACTAGCCCCGTATATGGACCCAAAAGGTGACTACGAAAAATGGAAAACAGTGGGTGCAACATTGGGACGGCCCGGATGGGAACGCCATCAGCTAGCTGCATTGATTGCTTTCGGTGCCCCGTTAATGACGTTTACTGGTGAGCATGGCTTGCTGTTTAACTGCATCAACAAAGATTCGGGTACAGGTAAGACACTTATCCAACACTTTGTAAACTCTGTGTATGGTAACACGACACGCCTCATGATGCGGAAGGCAGACACGCTGGCTTCAAGGACGCATCGCGTTGGGGTACTATGCAACTTGCCTGCATGTATGGACGAGCTTACTAACTTATCAATGGCGGAAGTTTCTGACTTAGCCTATGGGTTCTCAGAAGGTCGTGGTAAGGAACGTATGGAGAGCGGTGCGAATAAAGCCCGTATCAACAACACTTGGTGGTCCACGATAGGGCTGTCATCATCTAACGCCTCACTGTCTGATAAGTTGACCGTGAACAAAGCTGTAGCTGATGGTGAGCTCATGCGGATATTCGAGATTGATATCCTTAAGCCCGAAGAATTGGATGCGGACTATGCACAGGAATTAGTGACCACACTAGACCAAAACTACGGACATGCTGGTGACTTGTATATAAAAACACTTGTCAGTGACGTAGCTGGCACAAAAGCGTTGCTTAAAAAAGTTAAGATGAAAATTAACAAGCTAATGAAAACCCAATCAAAAGAACGTATGTGGGTTGCGGCATTCAGTGCAATGATTACTGGCGGTTACATTGCCAAGTCATTAGGCATTATCGACTGGGATATTGATAAGTTATTTAAGATATTACTCGAGCTTGCGTTTGGTAAGCGCCAAGAGGCTAAAGACGAACTGTTAGACTTCGGTAGTGTCTTGGGCGAATTCATCAGTGAGAACAAAGGAGCCATATTGCAAATCAATGGCACGAAGGACCTGCGTAGTGGATTGCCGCAGGCTCCGATATTCAACCCTAACATTCGTATCGTAGGTAGGTTTGAGCCCGATTGCAAACGGTTGTACATAGTTCGGTCAGTATTTAAAGAGTACTGCGTTAAACGTCAAATCCCATTTAGTGCATCGATAGCTAGTGAGATGGATGGTATCAAGTATAAAGGCCCCGAAAAGATTCGTATCATGCGCGGTACTGGCATTGATGCTCCACCAGTTTGGTTACTCGCCTTCGAAGGCGATTTTGAGATAGAGGCAGAACATGAACAACCGGAAAATTAAATTACAAGAATCATCAACCCATTTTGGTTATGCCGACAAAGAATTTATATCGGAGATTGCTGAGGTATTTTTGCAACGGTCAGTATATAAATTAGTAGGGGAGTGGAGCATAGATTCTCGATTATTCCCAATAGCTAAACGTCATGATGATACTACTCTTGAAGACCGAAGACTTCATTCAGTGATGGGGTACATGATGGGGCGGCTACATTTAGATATTTCCGATATCCAGTGTGGGGCACTGTTGGGCTTACATGATTATAAAGGAACATTAACTTCATTCTGGCATGGTAGCCCCGATATAACGCAGCTTCAAGCTATCCATGATGGTTGGACTGCATGGTATGAAGAACAACATATTGCTATTGGTTTCGGTGGGGTTCAAGTTTTTGAATCGCAAGCATTTGATGTGATGTATGAAACAGCCGATTGAACTACCGATAGCTAGCATGGATAAGGGGGATAGTTTCTTTGTCCCCTGCATCGAGTATGATGAAGTCCGACGTGAGGCAACTAGGCTGTCAAAAGACTTTAATTACGATTTGCGGATAGAAAGAGTTGTGTATAACGGGTTATATGGTGTAAGAATATGGCGCATTTAATAAATCCGTGTATACTTCGGCTGTGAGTGGAGCAATCCATTCTCATTCTCCGTAGTAAACTTAAACCCCCGACCACATAATCGGGGGTCTTTTTTATGCATCCAACTCAACCATCCGCTTGTGTAACTCATGCACGTTGGATAACAACCGCAGTTCAGCTTTTTCTAACGCATCAATCCTAGCTCTTTTTTCGGGTGCCGACAATTTAGAGTTATAGATTTTTGACTTGTTTGTACGGATATTGGTTACTTGCGTATGCAATGCATTTACTGCCGTTGACAATCCAATAGAACCCCTATGGTCTCTAGCCCACTTAATTGCTGCCTCACGGTCACCTTCTTTTTGAATGGATTTAAGCGTGGCTTTGGCTTCCGCAGATTTGCCAATCAACTCGTATAGCTCGTTTTTAGGACCTGTGCCGTACTGCCCTTCAACAAACCCGCCAACAATCGGTAAATCTTGCAACCGCATGGATGGGCGCTCAGTATCTAGCACGTTCAAGAATTGCGCAATGGTTTGTCCCATGTACCCAAAATACCCACGAAGTATGTGGTCAATTTTAATTGGAGAATAGTTAAGTGCCTCACCTACTGTTTTTGCTAGCTCAGAAGTGGTATCGGTGTACTGATACATAGGCGCTTTACTTTGCTGACTGATACCTACTACTGGTCGTGCTGAATAGATATCGAAGTTTGTCATGTTTTCAAGTAATGGGCGCACGGCAGTTGGAACAGGCAATGCAATGCCGGATATAATTTCCCATGATTTGCGTAATACCGTGCCTGCAATAGCTGCACTATTCACGTCTGCGTTTGGCTCGTTCAATATATAATACCTAGTGCCACGCTCAATCGCTACTTTTAATGGGCGTAATTCTTGAGGTACTGCAATACGCACACCACCTAGATAGAAGTTATTGTCTTTTTGGTCGTCAGTCTTATTCTCATAGTCGTCATCACCACTACTAAACGCCGCATACATCGCTGTAAATATCGCATACTTTGTAATAGTTAATGCAAACATCTTTTTACCTTCGTCTTTAGACACCCCAGTTAACCGACCACGCATAGCTGCAATATCACGAGCTAAACCTTGAATAGGTGGGTTAACGAACGGCATCATGCGGCGTAGGTAAGCAAGGGACTTAGACATACCAACTTGCTGGTAAGGCATATACTGCTGTGAGCGAATAGACGCTAAGTCTTCTGCCGTATCTTTGTCATAGCCTTCAGCGGTAAGTTCTTTCACTGCGTTCTTATAGATAGACTCGCGGGCACCCAAGTCACTGCCTTGTGCCATGCGCTCTAAGAAGTATATATACTTTCTATATCCTTTTTTATCGTTCCCGTGATACATGTCTTCAATGTCTTTAGCATCAAGGATATCTTTCTGACCGATAACACCATAACGGTTCAACATGTCGGCATCAGGAGTGCGCTCTGATTTAAATTGGTTATCCGCAATAGATTTCCATGTATCACGTACATTTTGGGCAATACCAGCTCGGTTACCTGACACTAATGCCGCACGGACGGGGTCTTCCATAGCCTGATTGAATACGAACTGTGGCATCATAGTAATACCATGACGTAATCCAGATACAGGATAGCGCATCAAATCCCACACCAACCCCGAAATAATTGGAGATGCAGAGAATGCCGCCATGTCGTTGGGGTCATACATTACAAAGTCTTTTTCAACACCATCTTTAAATATGCTGGCAACATGCATGGATTGCTTTTTACCTGATGGCACTTTGTTTTTAGACCAGTATCCCTGACCAAGTGCATCGAGCATGTCCGCAGTATGTATGGCAGCATTGTTTTTAATGGCGCGTTGCATCATCCATGACATGTTAGCAATGTAGTTTTGTAGCGGGTCATTCGCTGTTTTACTAGACCCTTTAAGGTGAAACTCTCTACCCACACCCAACAACCCTGTGCTTACGCGTAGTGGACGACCTTGCTTATCCAACAAGTCTTTTTCCTGTATGCGGTACAACGGCACGTAGTCCATGCGGTCTAAATATTCTTTAGCAACGTCACGGGTATATAAGCCACTCTGCACCATCAAATCAAGCACTGAACCCCGCATTTCGTTACGCATATCACGCAGTTTAGTTAGTTCTGGACCGTACCTTCTCCATGCTTCTGCACTTGTTTGTTTATCAGAGTCAGTCCAATCACTAATATCAACGCGGTTTTTAGGCGCAGTGTTAGCATTGTGTTTCGCTAAGTCCTCATAACGCGGACCATACCAACCGGCTGAAAGCATATCGTATGCACGGTCGGCGCTACCTAAATCTCGGGTAGCCTTTTCCAAAAGCGTATGCCACTCGTTGCCTAGGTCAACCATATTGACGTTGCCTTTTTCAGCACGAATAATCCCACTCTTACGTAGGACTAATTTACCGTAGAACAACCCTGCTTGCGCAAGAGACATAGCGTTTGTGGCTTGTAGCCCGATAAGGTCAGCACGAATCTTGCCTTGCTGTTTGGCGTCAGTTGCTGATAAGCCCGCATCAATAGCTTTACGCTCTACTGTGTATCGACCAGTAACAATCTTATTGCCAAGCATATCCATGAGTGAACGCCAAGGAGTGCTAGAGCCATTAAATACATCCGCTAAGTTTTCCCATAGGGTTTCTTTCTCTTGCTGCTTGAATTTAATCTCAGTACCATCGGGGCGTTTTAACGCGGTTTTTGGTGCGGCAGATGGCTGAATACCTTGTTTGACAAATGCCCCCCTAATCTCTGCATCGTCTGCTGCCTTATCTGCTACAGATTTTACTTTATTTGCTTTAGTTTCGGCTACAAGTTCGTTAAATTTATGATAAGCAGACAGAATGTTTTCGTCTGGCAAAAATTCTTTAAAAAGTGATAAAGCACCGACTTTGACCTCTACCCCTCCAGTCCCACTATCAAAAACTTCTGCAGACAGTCTGTGCGCGGGAACATCTAAATCAACAAGCCCCATTTCACTTGACGTTTTCAAAGTGTCGTACCATTCTTCAAACGGTTTTCTAAATGCCACTTCTTCATCATAGTCCCGATGAAGACTTGAAATTAATTTATTTAAATTTGAACCGCGAAAATCTGCAGAGTCAGTTTTTGCATAGAAAACTATTTCTGAAAGGCTGTTTACCTCATCGGCTTTACCTGTATATATGTCCGGAGCATTAAGAACTTCTTGTTTTAATTTAGTTAGTTTTTGATACAGTTCTTTTGGTAATGATTCAAACTTTGTAACATTAACTGGTACGGCTATCACATGCCCAGCTGCCTCCGAAACATTTTCGTACTTGTCAGTTATTTGTGGCATTACTTCATAGATAGTTGGCTCAGTATTAGCGGTTTTTAATTCCGGTTTCCAAACATCAAAAGTTTGTTTGAACGCTTTAGAAACCCCTAATACATCAAATATAATATCCCTATTTCGGCTATCTAGTAATTTACGTAGTTCGGAATCGTATGGAGCCTTAGCATACTCCTCAAGCAACGCCCGAAAATCTTTTGGGCTAGACATTCCTATTTTAATTTTTTCACCAGCGTCGTTAATTTTTGCGTCTTCTACAGTAGCTACTGATGTGCTGGATTGTTGTTCGTATTTACTAATATCGATTGGGCGCCCCATAACACGGTCTAGTTCATACAGGTATTTTGTATGTTCTTTAGGTACCTTTTGGTTAACCCCCACCCCTAATCCCGAAAATTCTTCAAGGTAATTAGGGTTAGCATCTTCAAAACGCGCAGAAACTATTGAATTTCCACGGTCAATATATAAGTAGAATTCACCTTTTTCTAAATATCTTCTGGAAAAGTCTTGTGATGAGTTCCCAATACACCACGGGGATTGTGCAGTAGTGCCGGTATCTGAAGCAACCATAGTTAATCTATCGGCGTCATCTACCCCTGAGAAATGCATCCACCCAGTTTTATTTTGGCCTAATGCAGCTTCAATAATCCCATCTCTTGGCGCCAAAATTGTTTGTTTGTATGCTTTGGCATAAGAATTCTTTGGTGAATTTCCTTGTTCTAATAGCCTCATAAATTGATTAACAAACTCTTCGGATAACTCAATTACAGGTAGATACTCATTCTTATCAGTCATTTCTTTTATTGCATCGCCAACCATACTATATTTACTGGTTAAAAAAGCAATTAATGATTCAGCCATTTGAAATTCTTCTTGGCTAAAATGATAGTAATCAAATTGCATATGGTACATACTTCGAGTTGTACGCCTGTAATTGTCGTTACGAACGCGATTAACTCTGGCTGATGCTTGCTCCGCTGCTTGTTTAGGGTTTTCCCAAATTTCACGCGTTGCATAATCTGCATTGACTGCATTGAATAATGTTTTTTCTGGAAGTTGACTTAATATACGTTCTTCAGATACGTTTGCGGTAGGTACAAGAAATCCCATAGTCCCAACATTATCAATAAACCTTGTAACTGCTTTAGCGGTATATCCGTATTGTTTAATCTCATTATAAAACTGATTTATAAACGCACGTTTAATAGGGTCATTTTTGAACCCTAGGTCATGCATCATACTAGAAGCTGATGATGACTGTATCTTAGTGCTAGTTTCAGGACCCGTAGATTCTTTTGATTCATGTGGGGTGGGAGATTGCAATAACCCGACTAGTATTGTTAAATCATTATCCGATAATGTTGGTGTCGCTTCAGCCTGCACACCTACCGCGCTTGGTTCTGCTTTGTTTGCAATACGTGCTGCACCGTATACAAGGTCTACGATTTCTTTAGCAGTTAGTTTGCTTGGGTCGTAATGCAGTTTTTTAAGCGTAGCTAGTATGCCGTTCCATAGTTCTTTCAACCAACCAGCAACTTTTGCAAACTCTTTAGGCTGCGCTTTTAGTGGGTCAATACCATAACGGTTAACTGCAATCTCTGTAAAGTACGCAATTACTTCTTGGTTGTAGCGTTCAGACCCTTCTGTTTCCCCTGACATGAGGGCTTTCTCATGCGCCTCTCTAGCAATGACATGCTCTATCTTTTTACCACCCACTTCGGTAGCCCATGTAAGCACACGGTTAGCAAGCGCATTAACTCTGTCTTTACCAATTAGCTTGGTTAGCCCAACGTGCGCACCACGTTCATGCTGGATTTTACCGCGAATGTCATTGCTAGGTATCTTACTAGCAACGTAGTATTCTTGTTTAGTAGTTGGGTCTACGAACGCAGCGGCATCGGCTTCAGTAGCTTCAGCTTGCAAGTTTGCAGGTAACTCTTCAACCGTATCAACGACAACAGGTGGACGTGCTTTGAGTTGTTGTGGGGTAAATAGGGTGTTTAATTCCGTTTGAATAGCTTCAACAGATGCTGAAGTATCACTAGGCTCAATGCGTTCTGGCATTGCGTATTTTGGTTTACGCGCTTTCTTTTTGCCTGCCGCTGACGCAAGGATATTCTCGTCTGCTGGTGCGTATGGTTCAATCAGTGTTGACTCAGTGTCAGCTAATGGGCTTAACTCTGCCTCACGTGCCTGTGTTTCGGCGACATCTTGTTGGATATCTGGCGCGATTTCTGGGGCGGCTGTTGGGGCAATTATTTTACCCCTAGCTACTTTTTGTTCTGCCTGCACTGCTGCTAAGTTAGCTGCCTTTTCTTCTGCACGTGCTGCTTCTTCTGCCTGACGTTTCTCAAGGATACGGGCTTGAACACGCGCCTGCACTGCCGCAGGTGATTCTTCTACTAATGCAGCTGGCTGCTGCTCTGTTCCATCAGTAAGAAGTCCAGTGCTGTCTCCAACATCGCCCAGTGTAGCTGGCTCAACTCCTGCAATTCCAGCGGGGGATACTTGTCCCCGTTCATCAAGAACTGGAACGCTTGCTCTATTTGTTCGCTCGTTAAGTCCAACATTTGGGGCCTCCACAGACACTGGTTCTAGGTTCGCAATATGTTGCGTAGCCGTTTCAGCAGCGCTAAGTTGTTTTGCTGATGCAGTTTGTTTGTAATCTTCTAGTAATTCAGTTGCTTTAACTTTGTTATCAGGAACAGTTAAGTCGCTCACAGCTAACAATTTATTGCGTAGTTTTTTGTTACCCTTAGTTATACCCCACATATCTATTAGTTCGGGGGTAATTGTGTTCGGGTCAACCGCGAATGTTTGCTCTAACTCAGCCTGTGTAGTAGCCCGTGCAATAGACTCTTGTGACGGTAGTGTGTTGCGGCGAGCACGGATATCGTTTTTAAGTTGTTTGATATCGTCTGCGGTATATTGTGTTTTGGGGAAGTGATATTCAAACAATCCCTTGTCTGATAGAAGTTGCGATGCGCCTTCTTTTGTTTGCATTAAGTCGTTAACTGCTGGGATACCTGCTTCAGCTTGTTTCTTAGCAGCTACTTGTTGTAGCACATCCACTGCCTGCTGTTTAGTCTCGGTAGCTTGTCTTGCAATCTCTTCTTGAACGGCCTGTGTGCCTGCACGGTCTTCACGCGCTTGGTCTCTAAACCCTTTAGCTTGTTCTATTGCATAGGTTTTATCAGCTGCTGCTTGGTCTTTAAGTGCTTGGGCTGCAGCTACTTGGCCTTTGGCTTGGCTGCGTGAACTTACTCCACCTAACCCGCCTAGTGGTGACATTAACAGTGCTTGATACGCAGCGTCAGCGTATTCTTGTATTGCGTCTGGTGTAGTTAATGGTAAGCCTGCTTGTGCACGTTCAAGCATTTGTTGAGATACTTCGGTTGGCATTTCGGCTAGGGCTGTCTTACCAACGCCTTTAGTGCTAGCTTTTAATAGCGATTCTTTAGCAATTCTTTCTGCAGCTACAGTGCCAAGTTCTTTAACACCAATGCCCAGTACTTTACCTAGTCCACCCGCTAACAATGCAACTTGGTCTAATGCTGCGGAACCTATTGCTGCAGGGACTGCTTTTGCCATACTAACATCTACTGGTAGCCCAGCTTCTTGTTGTACTTGCGCTTGACGCTCTATATTCGTACCGGTTTGAGGAATAGCTAATGACGCTAGGCCACCTAATACACCTGCAATAGGTTTAGCGAATGGCCCAACAATTGGTAGTACTGGAGGGGTTACGGCGGCAGCGGCAGTTCCTGCAGCAAACATTCCACCTAGTTGGGGTATTTGCCCAGAGATAACAGCTGGTGCTTGTTTAAGGCCTTCCCATGCAGCAGGTAATATGCCTTGTTCCTCGTAGATACGTTGAACTTCAGCTAAGCTACCACCGGGTAATTCAGTAATGGCCTTTTGGCGTTCAAGCCCAGCGACTGCTGCTTTATCAGGGTCAATTACAGACTCAAGCGCGGTTCTACCGGAAGATAGCAAGCGTTTAGCCGTACCTTTAAAGGCTTCACCCATACCACCTGTTTTTGGTGCGTTGTCAATTGCAATTTGTTGCTGTAATGCTGAAGAAAACGCAGTTGGGTCAAGCCCTTCTGGACCTTCAAATGTATAAATACGTCCATTAGCTTCAAAATCATAAAGCATGTTTTTTGCCATACAAACCCTTTATACGTTACTTAGCCGGTCTCGAGCCTCTATATGCAGCTCCTTCTGGCAGTCCTGAAATAGATGCGTTGGACACTAATGGTTTTAACCCTAACTGAGCTTGCTGATTTCTTAGCTCAGTATTATATATTTTACTATATTCATCTGCAGATAGCGTAGCACCAAACCCTGCGCCATACTGAAGGGTTAACGCCGCATTAGTATTATCAATAGCTTTATTATACGACTCTTGTTGCTTAAATGTAAGATTTAAATCTTGCGTAGCTTTTGTCGCACGTTCAGTTGCAGCAATTTGATTTTGTGAACGCGCAGTCTCACCAGCTTGTGCAATTGCAAGCCTTTTATTCTCTTGCTCGTTTTTAAACACATCACCGCGCATTTTATTCTTATCACCAGCAAACGCAGTCTCATTAACATTTGCAGCCTGCACGTTCATTGCGTCTACGCTAGCTATAAGTGTCTCACGGTCTTTCATTGCTTTTAGTGCGCCTTCAGCGTCACCACGACCTTGTAGGTATTGGGCTTCGGCAAGTTTATCATCAGCGGCACGAAGTAATTTCTCTTCGGATTTTATGTCTTTAATGTCAGTACCATACTGAGTTAACCCAGCCGTTGCACCTTCAGCGATATTTGTCCAAGGGTTTTGTGATGTGCCGCCCATCATGCCTAAACCTGCGCGTAATGCTGCAGTCCAACCCGCATCGGTTCTTTCACCTTTAAGTGCTTCACGTTGCGTTTCGTTTTTAGCAGTTTGCTTGTCGTAGAACTCAGGGTCAACGCCAGCGTCTATCATTGCTTGTCTACGTTCTTGATTGTACGCAGTTCTATCAAACGCGGCTGGGGATTTAATCTTTTCTATGACAGCTTTGTCAATTGTGTAGGGTGATGCTGAACTAGCTTGTGCGGCTAGTAACTCTTTCATTGGGTTAACTGATTTTGCGGGGTCTACTTTTGGAGTATCCACAGCCGCAGGCTTTTCTTTTGCTAATTCACTTGTTGGAGCAACTGGTCTAACTGCTGGCTTAGCTGTTGCTTTAGCTGTTGCTGGGGGTAACCCAGCTCTAAATTCTTCTTTTGACCGTGGAAATGATTGCATTTCAGGGATGTAGTCTGGTTGTGATAACGGTTTTGCTGTGGGGTGAGTTAATCCAAGTGCTTTACCTACTGGAAGCATCAAATTATTAATATCAGTGCCTACGCCTACAAAAGACTCGGCAATTCCTGCAGGGATAGAGTATAACGCTTTACCCGCATTTTTAAGCCCAGCTCCGCCATAATACGATTCGAAGTACTGTTGCTGTTGTTCTGGTGGTAATGCATCAAATTTCTCTTGTGTTAACCCATAATAATCAACACTACCTTTATTGGCAAAATGCTGCACACCTCCAACAATACCGCCCTTAGCATAGCTGTCTTCATTGAACATATCATCACGTAGTGGAAGTGAAGCTACACCGCCTTCATCAAACGCAACCATACCACCACCTGCCATACCTTGAGGCATTGGAGGCTGTTGCATAGGCATTGGTGGGGGCGCCATTGGTGCGCCTTGTGGGGGTGGCATTTGGGCCGGTGCGCCTTGTGGTTGTAGCCCAGCAATACCTGCGCCTAATGGGGCATCTGCTTCAGCTTCTACTTGGTCAGCAACAGTTTGTTTAGGGGCTTCAGGTGCGCCAAATTTCTTACGTGCAATAGCCTTGCTTTGTAAAGTTGCTAATGCAAATGGGCTAAGTGGGTTACCCTTATCTGAAATATAGGCCTTAAGTTGGTCGTCGCTTAAATGAGGTAGTTTAGCTATTTGGCTAATTAAGTTCATAATTTAATCCTATTTCATTAAGTTGTAGGCACTTAAGCCTGCTAGACCTGCACCGGCAACCTGCGATATTGGGGAAGCTTGGGGTACGTAGTTTACTTGAGTTGAGCCTAATGCACCTGCATTACCGCGTAATATATTGCTATAGAACTCAAGTTGTTTTTTCTGGTAGTCTTGCGCTTCCATAAATTGTTGATATTTAAGGTCATCAATTTTTTGTTGGTACGCTTGTTGCTCAGCCGCATTAGTCGATTGTGCTTTAAGTCTTTCAAGGTTAGCTGTTTGTTCAGTTGCTGCAATTGCACCCTCTGTTTTAGATGCATCTAAGCCCGCAGTTAATCCAGCAAGTCCTATATCTTTACCTAATCCAGCAGCGTATTGTTGCCCTTGTACATTTTGGGCATTAGCTGCTAGCCCTGTTTGTTGGTTAGCTAATGCAGCTTGCATCGCTTTATCTGCACTTAAGCCTTGTGTTTGTAATTGCGCTGCTAGGTTTTGTACGTTAGCTTGTTGTGCACTAGATAGGTTAGCTAAGGCAACGTCTTTACCAATGCCTGCACCTAAGCCTTGAGTTTGTAGCATAGCTTGTAGGTTTTGTTGGCCTGTAGTTAGTCCGGCCTGTTGATTAGCTAGTTGTGCTTGCATATTACGGGCTTGGTCGGCTTGGAACTGTTGTTGCGCATTTAGATAGCCTTGTTGACTACCTTGCATTTGAATGTCACCGAGTTGTTGATTTAACCCACGATTTTGTTCTGCTTGCAATAATGCATTTCTAGCGCCACCGAATGTACCTCGACCAATTGCCCCACTCATCAAAGCGTTTTTATCTAGCGCTCCCTTTTGTTGTGCTTCACGTAATGCAGTGTTAGTTACATTTTGTTGATATGGATTTGTATAGTAATCCGCCGCGCCTTGGCCAAAGATTTGAGAGCCTACGTTTTGTGGGCCCGCCATTTGATAACTTTGCAAGTTGGGGTTGAAGCCTGACTGAGCTGCATTCATACCAAAGTTTTGTAAACTAGGAGCATTTACTTGTTGCGCATTGTATCCACTTGGTTGATAGTTAAGCGCTTGCCCTAATCCAGCACCAGCCGCACCATATCCTAGATTTTTGCCGTATGTAGTACCCGCAGCTGCATTAGTAAATCCAGTCGGTGTGGTTAACCCTGCATATTGGTTTTGTAGATTAGTTTGTCCGGGAGTAAATCCAGCAACACGCTCACCCGTGTACGGGTTAAAATCTCTAATGCCAGTTACAGTACCTGAGCTATCTGTTTTAAATGTTTCTTTACCAGATTGTTTTAATAACTCTTCGTAATACGGCTTAGCGTACTCAGGCAAAGTAGTTGAGTATGTTGTACCTGTGCTAGTCTGGCTTCCACCACCACCACCACCTTCAAGTGTCATGCGTTTACCGACTGGTTGGAACGCCTTTTCAGGCAACATATCTAAATGGTTGTATCTCATAAACTCTTCTCCACTATGACGTATCTCGTTTGTACGTCAAATTGTCTGCGCCATAATTCCGCGACTGATTCAAATGCTGCACCTCTAATTTTGGTAGCGCCTTGACTACGGCACCAGTCTTCAAACTTGGGCCATAATGCTTTATCAGCTATCATCCGACCACCAACAGAGGTAATAAATGCAATCCTATCATTAGGATAGTTTTCAAACACAATCGAGAATGCACCAATAATCTTATCTGCATTCGTTACAATCAATAATACTTGTGACCCTTGAGTTAAGAAGACCTTTAACTGGTCTACATTATACTCTCCACCAGACTGAACAAGCCCATCAGCTAAATACTTTTCAACCGTTGCCCAAACTTGCTGGATATAGGCAGTTGGAACTACCTGTAGCTCTTTCATGGCGTGTATTTATTTGGGTTAATCTGCTTACCTTGCTTAGTAGTACCTGTACGTGACTTACGTACTTTGTTCATCATGTTGTATAAGTTCTTAGCGCCACCACGTTGTTTAACTACTTCAGGTGGAATATACGCTTCACCATCAGCAATACGCGCTGGTTGCCTGCCTTCAATCGTCGTTTTAATTGAGTCAGACATACCATCACCTGCCCCACGAATAGCTTTAGCTCCCATGCTTCTGTGCAGGTGTTTTAGTCCCGCATCTGTACTACCATTACCTAAATGACTAACAACATCAGCTGGTACTACAAACCCACCATCAGCAAGTCCACCCTTTGCGAATCTAGGCTGCGGGGTGAATGCATTTTGTGGCCCCATTGAATTAAACCCACCGAACCCACCCATCTGTTGCACTTGGCCCATTTGCGGCTGTTGATTCATTTGCATAGCTTGCTGGTTCATTGTTGGTGGGTTATATTGTGCCCCGCCGTATGGTTGTTGTGCTGGAGCCGCATAGCCATTACTATTGAACTTAGCTTGTTCTATAGCGTTTGCATTAGATAAGTCATTTAAACGACCTAACCCATAATTTTCGTTAAGCGTGTTTTGTGCTTGAGTGCCATCTTGACTACCATATAAACTTGTAATCCCGCCACCAGCTAAACGTAGCCCTGTATCACCACTGAGATTTAGTGATTTGTTAGGGTCATACTTATCTTTATCTTTATCAGGTTGTTCCATCGTAGGCATGTTACCTGCTAGATATGATGCGCCTAGTGGCATACCAATACCCATTAATGCACGAGTATCAGATACCGGAGCACCAGTACCACCCATACCTGCTGTAAATGCATCCCAACTACCTTCTTGGCCTATGTTGCGAAGTCCTTGACCCATACTTTCAAATGTTGGGTGGGCAGCCATCCCGCCATCCATAGCTCCATACTGTGCGATGTTTGCTGCTGTTTGATTAGCCATTTCCGGAGTAGCGGCAGCTACTAAATCTGGTGTTGCTGACGCCACTGTTTCACCAACAACCCCTGGTGCGGCATTTAGAGTTGTAGTCCCCACCCCTTGTGCTGTTGGCGCGGCGGCGCCCATTCCTGATAGGCCAGCACCTAGTTGTCCACCACCATAACCACCTAGGCCACCCATCAACCCACCAGATAAAACGTTGTCACCACTAGCAGCGGCAATGCCCGCGCCTGTAGCAGCACCTGCCATAACTGGACCTAATAGCGCTAATGATGTACCCGCAGTAAACGGAGCTGCCACGACACCAGCAATCGTAGGGGCCATTGTTTTAAGGAAGTTACCGAAGCTAAACGCTTCTGGTAGCCCCGTATGTGGGTTTGTTGTTAGTGATACACCATGCATTTTGCCTAGATGTTGAATCCCCGCAACTTCGGCGGGTGAGACATGCATTAACATTGAGTCGCCATAACGACCTAATCCCGCTAAGCCTTGTGCTATTTGTCGTGTTGCCATAATAAATCCTTAAGTAACTATCTTTAAAGTGCCGGCATCGTTCCAAACACTTCCGACGGGCAATCCTGTTGCGCTGGTTGGTAAATTATTTAGTGTAATACTATCAACAACAATGGGGTTTGTCGAGCCTAATTGCCTAAAATACGAGTTTAATGAACGCACTAGCTGGTCAAAATACTGCGGCGAGTATTCAGCTGGAGGTAATGGCAAAAGTGGTGGTGCAAATGATTTTAAAGCCATACTTATCCCCTTGTTCCATCTGGACGAGCATCTACCCTAGGTAAGCCCAACTGCCACTGTGTACCCACATTACTAGACTCAATCCTAAAGTTCATCTGACGACCACGAGCCCTGATAAATACTTGGTTTGTATATTGGTTAACAGTTGCAGTTGAAGTAACTACGGGTCTATCAGTTGGCAGCCCTGATGCATTTACATCTGAACTTACTGCACCTGGGAAGTTCCGCACCCCGACTGTAACAGTAGCTTCCGGCGTTATAGGTGCACCCGTTACTGGGTTATTAGTTTCTGAGTTTGTAAAGTTGATGTCTGGAATAACTCGACGGACTAACATAAACTTATCTCCGTCTTCAATATCAACGTCAGCTGATTGTATAAACGAGTCTATGCCTAATGGCGCAACACCTAGGGGCTGTCCATCATTATTACCGTTCTCATGGCTATATATCCAACCATTATGCGCGGCGAGTGGATATTGGAATACTCCGGCATCAACCCAAGCAGTCCGGTTTATATTTCCGTAATACCAAATGTTATCTGAGTAGTTATATATGACGTACCTATCAATGTCAGTTGCATTAGCCGTGCAGTAGAACCAAATAATCTCATTAAACTGGTTATTAGTACCCGCAAAGAATGTTTGCGCTTGTTGACGGTTGATGTTCTCAAATATAAATTGCCTTAACGTACATGGTAGTGTGTCTACTCGACCGTTATATATGTAGAACTTATCATTACCCATCCAATAGATAACGTTGTTAGCTGAGGCAACCGTATTAGGCCCTATAATTGAAACGCCATTAGCGATTTCTTGAAGTCCAAATACCTCTGCGGTACCTAAGAATTGCATTGAGGTTAGGGATATATCCGTCCAGATTAGAGTCTCTTGTTTAGCATGATAGGCAGTAATAATACTTGTGCCTGATTGCAAGTATAAGAACCCAGCAGTGTTAGTTAACTCTGGTTTCCAATAAAGTGGGTCAGGTCCGGTATCCGGGTTTACGTCGGCCCATCGAATTAATTGCTGATTAAGAGCGCCCAAGTAATTAGGGGCAGCTGCCGCAGCATCATATTCAGTACAGCTCAATGCGATTAAATGTCCAGACGGCGCAAATATTAGGGTTCCTACTTGTTGAGGCACTGCAGTGGCGCCAGCTAGTGACGACAATAAAACTGCACGAGTAACAAAGTTAGAGTCGTAAGCCCAATAATAAATACTTCCATCAGCAACATTGATTATTAAATCATCGTTAAAGTTATCCGCGGAGAATAAACGAGCGTTGTTAAATATAGGTACTGTTGAGCTTGAACCCCAAGTACCGCGACCCCAAGTGCCTGTACCCCAACCAAAACCAGCAGTAACGTTTGCGTATCCGATATTAATTTGAAAGGCTGCAGATATTCCTGTGCCGCCGCCCGCTGCTACCGTTGATGTTGCTGCAGATGCTACTGTGATGGTAAACGTATTTGTAGTAACGTTGCTAATTTTAAATTCTTTGTTTAGGTTTGGTGCGGTTACCCCACCCACTGCCACTGCTCCACTAAACGTAACATAGGACCCCTCATCTGCACCGTGAGAAGCTAATGTGACTAATACTGTAGTAGACCCGTTAGTAGTTCCAAAGCAGTTAGTAGTTGATGGTGTAGTGAGGTTTGTGTACGTTATCCGTATCGGAGTGATATCAAACAGTGTTGTACCTGCAGTGACGTATATCTTTTCGTTTGTACCTATGCATAACAAAGATGCGCCTGAAGTTAACGCCCAAGCAAATAAAAGCCGTGCTTCACCTGCATATTGCTCAAAGGTCTCTACTATCCAACCACCAATCTTTTCAGGGTAGCCTGAACGAAAGCGTACTTTATCCATATCCGACCAGCCGCCCTCAGAGGCGTAGTTAGTCTGGTCTTTGTTAATCCCTGGTTTAAATACAAGTTTGGATAATGGCATGTTACTTACCTATCGTTTCGTTATTCTCATACCAGTCAATCAATGCATTAAGCTGGTCGCGTATTTGCTTTGCCTGCTCAAAGTTTTCTACGACGTTGGTAAGGACTTGTTCGTCTGTAACGGTATCGGTGCTGGTGGTCGTTTTAGTAGTTCCTGTGGTGGCTTTGGGCACGTCCCCTGTAAGAGCGCTGTTCCACACGCTGAGAGCATTGCCGTCAGCAAAACATATCCTGTTATCCGTAACATCTTTTATATTCCTTTTTAGGTTTCTATACACAATGGTTTGCTCTGCTTGTTGGTTTTGAAATTTAGTAGCCACCTCTCTAGCATAGTCATCGTAGGCTTTCTGCAGCTCTATGGTCTCTTGCAGTGCCTTCTTCAGTTGCGCATCGTGCCGCCAACCATTTGTTGTCCAACCTGCTACAAACGTAGCCAAAAGCACTACACCAATGGCGATGGCTTTTATATTAAGCGGCAGTGGTATCATTTTTCTTACCTGCAAACTTGTCTGCTGTGTGTCCAGCTACTAAAGCTATCACATTAAAGTTAACGATGCTAGTAAAGTCGCCACTAGCTAACTTGCCTGAAAGCAACAAACCGGCAGAGACAAGGGTCAGTCCTACCGCAAATAAAAAACGTCTACCACCTACGCTATCAAAGTTCATTTTCTGTCCTTATCGTGTTCTTCTAGGATTCGGATGCGAACATTTAGCTCGCCAAGTTTGTTGTTCATTTCTTCTTTAAGTTTATTACGTGATTCAGCAGATATTGGGCTGTCGGTTGGAACACCTTGTTGGGTAATAAGGGCTGGCATCTTAGACTTAATGTCAATCAAATCACCTTGCATAGAACTCATTTGCCCAAGCAACCACGCAATAGCTGAAATCATTACAGGGAAAAGCATTGTCGTTATTTTTGTCATATCCATAATTAGATTCCTTTCGTGTAGCTTGTCTTGCCATTGCCAAAGTGTGCTGTTAGCACTTCGCGTCTGTTGCGTGGGTCTATGCTTAGATGCACCCAAGTGCCTTCGTAAATCAACTGGTCGAATTTAATTGGTGACTCAGCAATCTTATTGGCTACTTCTTTCGGTGTACCAAAGCCCGGACACGTAAAATCAACGGCATAACCCAGTACGTGCGCAGATAAATCACCACTTCCAATAGCACGATTAAGAGCAAGACAACGATAACCACTAGATATACGAATGGAATTATTGCCCAATAAGCTACGAACTTGCTCCAGCGTAGCAGCCAGCATACGAAGTTTTTCCGTAACGACTGGTCCTGGGGTGTTGTCAATCCCTTTGCGCAGCGCTGTCTCTGATGCGGTAAATTCATCTAAGTTAAAATGTTCTGAGAGTTTCATCGTATTATTTGCGCCGTAATAGTAGGAGTATCTGCTATGTAAAAAGCCGTGTTATTACCACCACCGTTAGTTCCAATTGCATATACACGCGCATAGGTAGTTGCTAACGTAACGATTCCAACACTATATAAACCGTTATTCATGCCCGCAATTGACCACCCATCGACAGCACCACTTAAACTAAAATTGGCATCGGGCATAGCAGTTGTAAAATTAATTGCATAGTCTCCAGCAGATAGATAGGCTACAGAACTAACGTTACCACTTGCTCTAATACTGCAGCGACGAAGACTTACGTTACCGCTTGTTGCAGTGGTGGCCACGGTTGTAACAGTAAATGTATTTGCATCGGCGGCGGAAACTACCGTGTATATCCCATCTAACCCCGTACCCGTAGTAAAATCTAAATAAACTTGGCTTCCTACTAATTGCCCGTGTGCTGTTGCTGTAACCGTTACCGTTGAACTTGCAGCTAGTCTGACGTATGTACCTGTCAAGTTATTAACTGATGCAATAGCGCCGTTAAAGTTAACCCAAGCCCTTGTTCCGTATGAGGGTGCAGAGCCACTAGCGGTGGAAAATTGAGTGGCAGTAGCTGAGTTTCCTGAGCAAGCTAAAGCGTTTGTAGCGGTCGCCGCTAGCGTTGCCGTTGCTGCGTTGCCAGTTGTATTTTGGTTAAGTGTTGGAAACGTACAGTTAGTTAAAGTACCTGATGTGGGTGTTCCTAAAATAGGTGTTACTAATGTGGGGCTTGTAGATAACACCACATTGCCTGTACCAGTGCTTGTAGTTACACCTGTACCGCCATTAGCAACGGGAAGAGTACCTGTAACGCCTGTGGTCAGCGGAAGCCCGGTACAACTCGTTAGTGTGCCTGAAGAAGGAGTGCCCAATACAGGCGTTACCAATGTAGGGCTGGTGGCGAATACTAATGCGCCGGACCCGGTTTCACCTGTTACAGCAGCTGCTAAGTTAGCACTAGAAGGGGTGGTTAAAAAGGTTGCAATCCCCGTGCCTAAGCCTGAAACTCCAGAAGATACTGGAAGTCCTGTACAGTTAGTTAAAGTACCTGATGTCGGGGTTCCCAACAATGGAGTAACTAGAGTTGGCGATGTATTAAGCACATTACTGCCAGAACCAGTAGAAGTCGTAACACCTGTACCACCATTGGTAACACCTAATGTGCCGACGATACCAGTGGATAACGGAAGCCCGGTACAGCTAGTTAAAACTCCAGACGCTGGTGTGCCTAATGCTGGGGTTGTTAATGTTGGGCTAGTTATAGATGGACTAACCGCACGTACTACAGACCCTGTACCCGTAGCGGTCGTAACACCTGTACCACCTGATGTAACTGGGAGGGCATTTACAAACGCTGCATCTGTAGCCGCTAATAGAGGTGTCACTATTGATGTTGAATACGTACCTGCACTGGTTATATTTACGCCGTCATTAAATACAATTGCCGATACTGAAGATGGTATTGCAACGCCTGTACCCGTAGAGTTTTTAATAGTAACAGTATTTGCAGTATCGTTTTGTACGATGTATTGCTTTTCAATATTAGGAACGATTAAGTCTCTGGCTCCGCCAGTTGTACCTGTCAAGCGCAAACGTAGGTTACGCGCAGTTTGCGTCCCGTTGGTATCTGTTAGGGTTAGTGTTACGTTAGCACTGGCAAAAGTTACATCTGCAGACCCGGTAATTGCCTCTCCAATAGCAGTGCCCAAGTTGACGTTCGTAGTTGACCCCCACGTACCGGATTGTTCCCCGGTAGTGATTAGCTCTATCTTAAGTGGTGAATAGGTACTTGCCATTGTTTAATCCTTATTTAAACCTTAACCCAATTTTCTTGTGGGGCTACAGGCCATACTATTTTGCCGGATACTGGATAAAGTGCATACTGACGAACTGCATTACGGTACTGGTCAAAAGCAAGTTTATTCCCTAGGTATGGATTACTAAGTGCTGGGTCGCTTACACTAGGAATCTGTGTCCAGTCTGTTTCTTCTAGTAAGCCTATTGCAGTCGCTTTGTTTTGGTCTGCGGGTGTTTCCGCTGCAATGATTGCATCCGCTTCTGCTTGCGTAATAGGCACATAGTCTGAAGGAATTAGGTAATCTTGTGACCCGTCGGATTCGTATGCATAAACTTGATTTGTTGGTGATAGATACAGTTTCATGTTATTTCCTTAGCGTAATTCAGCTACCCACGCGGCCTGGTTACATGAGTATACAGACCCATTTTGAACTATTGCAGTTATACTATTACCCGCATTATTTACAGTACTTTGGGCAACGATAAGCCCATCGACCGTAAGCTGCAACGTCCCCAATGCATATAAAGATACCATAATAGATTTGCCGGTAGAGTTTGTATAGTTAGTATTAGCTAACCTAGTTACAGTTTGCCAGGTTTGTCCTTCACCGATAGGGTTAGAGGCTGTTGCAGCATTCCCACCAATAGAAAGCCCCGCTGCGGTACCTGTGATGTTTGTCCCTACTAAAGTACTAGGGGTTCCTAGGTTTGGGGTTACTAGTGTTGGGCTTGTCGACAACACCACATTGCCTGAACCCGTTGACGTAGTCACACCTGTACCACCATTAGCAACTGCGAGCGTACCTGTAACACCTGTAGTTAATGGAAGGCCCGTACAGCTTGTTAATGTGCCGCTGGACGGAGTACCTAATACCGGTGTAACTAAAGTAGGGCTTGTGGCAAATACCAATGCACCTGAACCCGTTTCATTTGTAACAGCGGCGGCAAGGTTAGCACTTGATGGTGTTGCTAAGAATGTGGCTACCCCCGTACCAAGACCTGAAACACCTGTAGCAATGGGAAGGCCAGTACAGTTAGTTAATGTGCCTGATGTCGGAGTGCCTAATATCGGGGTGACTAGAGTGGGGCTTGTTGAGAGTACATTACTGCCGGAGCCGGTAGATGTTGTAACCCCCGTACCACCATTAGTAACCCCTAATGTGCCAGTAACGCCGGTAGACATAGGAAGACCTGTTGCATTAGTAAGCACCAATGCGGATGGGGTACCTAAAGCCGGTGTAACTAGGGTAGGGGAAGTGCTTAAAACATTGCTACCTGAACCTGTAGATGTAGTTACTCCAGTACCGCCGTTAGTGACACCTAATGTACCAGTCACACCTGTAGATAGTGGAAGACCTGTACAACTTGTTAGTGTGCCTGATGTCGGAGTACCCAGTGCTGGGGTTGTTAACGCTGGACTAACTGCACGAACTACTGCACCCGTACCTGTTGCAGTTGTAACCCCCGTACCACCAGAAGTAACAGGTAGTGCATTGATAAATACCGCGTCAGTTGCCGCTAGGGTAGGTGTTACTACTGAGGTTGAATACACTGCCGCACTGGTTATATTTGTACCATCATTGAACACAACGGCTGACATTGTTGGTGGTACGGCTACACCGGTACCTGTAGCGTTTTTTATTGTAACTGCATCAGCACAGTCATTCTGCACGATGTATTGTTTTTCTATCGCAGGTACAATTAAGTTTCTAGCGCCAGCTGTAGTTCCGGTTAAGCGTAGTCGTAGGTTGCGAGCAGTTTGCGTTCCGTTAGTATCCGTTAATGTTAGAGTGACGTTAGCACTAGCAAAGGTAACATTGGCAGACCCAGTAATAGCTTCTTCAAGCGCTGTGCCTAGATTAACGTTTGTGGTTGAACCCCACGTACCCGATTGCTCGCCAGTGGTAATAAGCTCAATTTTTAGTGGTGAATAGGTACTTGCCATTATTTATTCCTTTACACCTTTTACCATACTCTTAAATAATTGAGAAAGTACGGCTTCTGGGGAGTCTTCTATTTCTTCGGGCACTTCTACTGTGCCTTCTATTTCGGTAATTTGTTCTTCAACGGGCACAGGTTCGACTACGGCTTGAGTTTTACCCAGCAATAAGCTTTCCCACTTAATACGGGATTCTTCTTCTGATGTTAATTCTACTTGTACTTCAGCCATTATTAGCCCCTATTTAACTATTTGTATTGTACAGTATTATTGATTATCGTCAACGTTAGTCCAGTTTGGATTCTGTGCATCATCTATGTCAGTCCAAGTACTAGTCTGTGTATCTGTCACTGCCACCCACCCTGGTGTTTGTGCATCATTTATTGCTAACCAGGTGTTTATTTGCGAGTCATCTATCGGATTCCAATCCGCTACGTTTCCTGCAATTATTTTAATCCAGCCTGTTGTGGTTGTTGAGTCTAGTAAAGCAAAGTTTTCAATTAGTGCTACGGCAAATTGTGCAGTTATTGATAATGCGTCAGTACTTGAAAACGACTCTGCTATGCTATAGAAAATGTTTTTAGCGGATATGTTTGCGTCAGCTACTGTTGTGTTTTCCGCTATAGATATTAAATACGCAGTACCCGCAGCGAGTACATCATTTATTCTAGTTGCTTCCGATACCGATTGTACAAACTGAGCAGTAATAGCCTCTATGTCGTTTACTGTAATTGGCTCAACGCGTGTCTGTAAAAATGCAGACTGTTGAGTGCTGCTATCTGCTAGTGTAATTGGCTCAACGCGTGTCTGTAAAAATGCCGACTGCTGTGTGCTACTATCTGCTAGCGTAAACGGTTCTAATCTAGTTTGTAATGCAGCAAAGTACGGTACGGGTGTATCTAGTAGTCCAATATTCTCTGCACGACTTTGTGCAAATCCTGCAGTAATAGTTGGTGTGTCTGCTAGGTTTAGATTCTCTGTTAAACTTTGTAAGAACGTAGATAACTGCGTACTTGAGTCGCCAGCCCCAAAGTTTTCTGTTTTTCCAAAGATAAATATACCCGCTTGCGAGTTGTTATCAGTTAAGGTTATCGGTTCTGCACGAGTCTGTAAAAACGCACTTAGTTGTGTGCTGCTATCCGCTAGCCCTATACCCTCAGTCAAGTCCGCAAAAAGGGTGTTGCCTGCTAAACTAGCAAACGGGGTCTGGGCAAAAGCGGATATGCCAAACATTACTCAGCCTTAAGCGCCTTTAGCTCATCTAACGATTCTGCGGCTTCTGCTAATAGGGTAATGTCTCGCAAGCGTTGTTTCTCCGCCACGATAGCAGATGTATCTGCACCTGACTCTAATGCTCGTTGAAAGGCTACATCTTGAGCTTGTAATAAAGATGTTCGTTCAAAACGTAATCGTGCCTTGGTAATCTCTTTAGCTTTATCAAAGTTAATGGTAATCATGCTGCATACTCCCAGGCATCGCGAAATGTTCTGTCTTCCGGAATATCAGATACATCTACTATTTTAAATTCAGCCCCAGCAGGTACATCTTTTTCTGCTAATTCCTCAATGGTATGCGATGCCAACCACTCAGCAGTTGGGATTATTATTGCCACACCCCCGTTATCTGTTTTGTATATAATTCTTTGCATAGTTTATCCTTACGCTGTTGCAGGGGCTTCATAAATGTTGATAGTTTCAAAAGCATCTGTTCCTACAAAAGTAGATGGTGAGCGAATATAATAATACGCCCCAGCTTTAACTGGGAACCCAAAAGAAAAACCTTTTGTGTTGTTATTTATGTCATCCCCTAGGGTTGCAATTACAGTGTTTACTGTAGTGCTTGTCCCTGCCAAAACATCTAAGCCATTCCTGAAAGAGCCTACTGCTCGTACAGTAACAAAGCAATTTACAGTCGGGCTGTACCAAGTATTAACAGCGCGAGTAATAAGGCTACCCCAACCAATTGCAGTTGGGTTTAATGTTGCCGTTGCCGTAATTGTATTCGCTGTTCCGTCTATTGTAACTGCCATGATTATCCTATTCGTACATTATGTTTATTGTGCCGCCATCAAATGTGGCTGTGCCAACTGAAGTGGTAAGTCGCACACGGTCTAATGTACCTCCAATGGTTACTGTACCGCCACCAACAGCAAGGTTTGCTTGGTTTACCGCACCTTGTGAACCTGCTACCCAAGTATTACCTGTAATATTAAATAAGGTTAAAGCACCATAAATTACATCAGAAGCTGCTAAGTTACCTGCGATACCAAACCCTACTGAGTTAGCCGCTGCACCTCCAGCCGCTGGCCAGCTTGCGCCTAAATACCCTGAAGTGGTATAAGTTCCAGAACCTATTTGGACACACATAACGGTTGTAGTATTCATTGTTATACCACTAACTATAAAAGTAATTCGCTTTACCCAACTAGGTATCCCAGTATATTCATAAGATGTAGCGCCTGTATTTGTTGCCTGCGCTGTACCCCTTACAATAGGGGCTAATGTATCTGTTACCGCCACCAATGTCTGTGTTGATGACCCTGCAACGGCTGGTGCGGATAGTGTAACCGAACCGCTTGTATTACCTGAAAGAACTACTGAAGCCATTATGATTTATCCTTATCTGAAAAATGACACATTGTTCCAAGTACCATCTTGTGGACCTTGGTTTGTTGTTCCGGTCATATACCATTGTATCAATCTGCATGCAGTTGTTGTTGGGGCTGTAGTATTATTTATCCCCATCGGAAAAGGGGAAGGAACTGCTGAACCACCACCGCCTACCATTGCGTAGTTTGCATCTGGCATAGCGTTAGTAAAGTTTACTGTATAATCACCTACTCCGTTATCCGTAATAGAGGTAACATTAAACGAACCCCTTATCGCTACTGTGCCTGTACCATTAAAGTTTACCCAAGCACGGCAGAATGTTCCAATCGCCACATTGTTTACATCTGAAATAGTAGGCGGAGTTAATGCCACGCCATTCTTAATGTTTAGCTGGCTTGTTGAAGCCGCTTGTACTATATCTGCTATTACCGTTCCTGCCATATTATATCCTTATAAAACTACCCAGCGTGAGCCGCTAGGAACTGTAATTGTAACACCGCTATTGACTGTAATTGGCCCAGTAGAGCTTGCACTAGACCCAGCAGGGATTGAATACGATACAGTTGCCGTTAAACTATTTACATGAAATGGCTGCGATGAATTAATTGTTGTACCCGTTACTGTGGTTGTCGCAGCTATAGAGCCTGATGTATTAAATGAAGAGCCGTTAAACGCGACCCAGCCTACCGTCATTACTCCTGCTGAACCAGCGCCAGATTGCCCCATCCAATATGAGTTGGCGCCTAGCCCTAATGCTCCTGTAGTGCCGGTAATACCAAATCCAAGCCCAATTTGCCCTGCCCTGGTTGAACCATAGTATGAATAGTTGTTGGCATTGGCTGGCTCAGTAACAGCCGCAGTTCCATAAGGGTCAGCAGATGAACCATTTCCTGCTACGTTTAGAGTGGTAGAATTTACTGTACCGCCTGATACGTTTGTAGCTGTTGTAGCTGTCGCTGCGTTGCCAGTTGTGTTTCCTCCTGCGGTAATATTTGTAGCAACAACAGCTCCACCAGGCATATTGTAGTTAGTGCCATCCCAATATAAATATTTAGTACCAGAGTTGCTTAAATAAATTACCCCAGTAGTACCGCCTGTACGGTATGTTGTTATATCCCCGTTGACTACGTTTAATCCTGTAGATACACCAGAAGTGTTGGGGGTTATGGTAGCCGTTGTAGAGCTTACTCTACCTGTTACGCTTAAGTTAGTAGCGCCTGGGTCTGTGGTATTACCTATTGATACGCCACCAGAAACATGAATACGCATCCGTTCACCAAATGCTGCTGTAGTACCTGCTGTTCCTGATGCAACTGTATGCCAAGAGTGAATACCTAATTGCTGTGCATAATAGGCGGCCGCAGCCGTGGTTTTGTATATCCAATTTGTACCGTTATAGTAGGTGTTATTACCAGACCACAGCCCGTTACCATTGTTAGAGCCAGTAAAATTACCACCGCCAAATTCTAAAACATTTAACCCCGTCCAAGCACTAGGAGTTGCAGCTATCCCTACGTTACCCGCAGAATCAATACGCATACGTTCAGCGTTGTTTGTACCAAAAATAACTGGGTCTGCTGTTAAAGAGCCAACTAACAATCCATTACTTGATGCGCCATCTGAAAATAAACCTGCATAGTTAGCAAGTGTCTGCCCAAATGCAGTAGCAGTTACGCCTGTACCATATTGTCTAAGCAACCAAGAACCCGTGCTGTTGCCAACCCCTCTAACTCCAGCACTTGCTGATGTACCTGTATTTGTATTAGTAAACACCCCTTCAAGGCTTGCTGCGGCAGAACCTGTTACATCTAATTTAACGGCAGGAGTAGCAGTACCAATACCCAAACGGTCATTAGTATTATCCCAAAAGAATTGAGCATTATCCTGTGAATAGGTACCGCCTGTACCGGCAAATACTACGGAGCCTGCTGTAAGTGCAGTTGCTGTTCCTGTACCCCCCGCTGCTACTGGTAATGTACCTGCTGCTAGCGCTGAAGCTGATGTTGAATATAGCGCGTTGTTTGCCGCAGTGAATGTAGTTAAGCCTGTACCGCCGTAGCCTGAAGCAATAGTACCACCTTGCCAAGTACCACCAGAAATTACAGTTGACCCAAGAGCTAGGGAGTTAGTACCCCAAGTAACATTTTCAGGTATATATCCATGCACATCCCAAGTACCGGCAACGGTAGCATTAGATAGCAATACAAGCTCAATCGCACCGCCAGAAGTAATAGTAGTAATCGTAGCTAAGGCGTTATCCTGAATCGTCAATAAACCTGATGAGTTATTGTTAAACTCAAACGCTACCCCTGTTGTTAGGGTAGTTGCGTCAGGCATCCTATAGGTTTGTGTCGTAGACCCAGTTAGTGTCTGGGAGTACGTAGAGGCCGCAGTTAAAATTGTTGTGCCCGCTGCAGATACAGTGGAGGTGTTAGATTGATTCAGCCTGTTTACAGCTATATTTTGGTTAGCATCACGCAATACAACTGAGTTAGCGCCGGTAGACGCAGTAACACCTGTACCCCCGTAAGCAACCCCTATAGTTGAACCGTTCCAAACGCCAGACGCAATTGTACCTAATGGACTTACATTACCACTTGCATCTTCGTATACTGATTTTGATGATGGGTATGTGACAAATACGGATACGGCACCACTAAATGTAACTGCGGTATTTGAGTTGCTAGAGGATAGAATTGTAGTACGTGTAAGCGTAGGACCCGTTGTTGAGTACGTGCCAAGACCTACTTCCCAGTTACCTGCGCCATCAAACGCTGAGTAGTATGTAGTATTAGTATTGCCGATAACGGCAAACGTTTGGAAGCCTGTAACAGTTCCAGTTAGGGTAAAGCTAACTGTGGTATTAGCCGTACCCGTCTGTTGTACGCGGTCATTTAGCGCTAGAGCCATTTAGGACTCCTTAGCTTGTTGCTGTTGTGCTGTATGTAACCGCTACTGTATCGCCGGCTGTAGTAATCTTAGCTGTTGAGAATGCCCCTGCACTATACAAGGTACCTGCTGTGCTTGATAATGTACTTACTGCACCTGCACCTGTAGTTAAGAAGCAACCACCAACTGTACCACCTGCACCTGTAATAGTGTAAGTAATCGCTGCAGCTGTAGAAGTCGTCACGTTTGTCGGTGTAGTACCTGCTGAAGAAGACGCTGCGAAAACTGCGGTACCGCGAACTGCTGAACCACCAACGGTGTAGTTAATAAACTCAGTCCAGCCAGCGTGTGAAGCCATCGTATCTGCTGCTGCAAATGTCGGACTAGCACCTGAAATCAAACCTAAGAATGGGCCAACTGTAGTGTAAGTACCTGATGTACGTAATAGGGTGTCAAGTAATAACTGTTTACCAACCGCGTTAACTAGGTTAGGGAATGACTCTTCCCATTTTAAGTTGCCTTCTGCGTCACGGCATTCAACGTGATATACACCCTCTATGCCTACTGTTTCATTAGAATCACCTGTAGTGCCTAATGTGGCTTGGATTACATCCCCAAAGCCTTGTTGCTCTTTAACCATAATAAACTCCTAAGATATTCTAATAATTGCCGTTGTTGATGTTGCTGTGGGGAATGTCACCGTAAATGTGCTTGCGGCCGTTTTATCTTCACCAAAGTTTAATACCGCAACTGCGGCACCTGTTGTGCTATTGTATATCAAAGCACCCCTCGTAGTAAATGCAGCTGGACTCCAAGTGACATTTGCAAACGATACGTATGCGACACCATTTCCATTAACAGGAACGCTTGGAGTTAAGACCTTGCCTCCCGCAGTGTAGCCTGTGCCAGTGATTTCACCTGTTGTTGTATAGGCTAAAGTGTCAGCACCCAATGTAGCTGTTGAGTTATAGAGGGCTATTTTATATACGTATGAAGTACCGGTGTTAAAGTTCTCTACGCCTTTTAACACATTCGTTTTAAATACTGTACATACTGTTTGGTTTATCGCCACAATTATTCCTAATTACATCACGGGGTATCTTACTTGCCCATTACGGTATGCATCTCGTCTATTTTTGCCATCACCCAATTGTTTCAACAACGCCATAGCTTCATCGTAACGTTTTTGGTATGTTGCAGTTACATCCGCTTCACCCTTCATGTAGGTATAAGCTTCTAATAGGGCACCATACAACAGCACGGAGTCAAAGTTATCACCCAACCAAGTAGTACCCGCAGTCACAATAGACTCTGGGTAGTAGAAGTAGTGTAGCTCCATAGCATAACTGGCATCAGGAGTTGGGCCTAATATAAATGTGTTCTGGTCAAACTGCGCGTAATACGCAGGGGTTCCATAGTATGCAGCATCTGTATCAGGGTAAGACTCACGAATAAAGTTAACGTCCTTATCTAGTAGGTACGTGAATTCGTTGTTGCCATTAATCAAAGCTAGTGAGAACGTTGCCAACCAATCAGACGGGCAGGTTAAATACTTATTCCCGCTTGTAAGATTACCCACCACGTTCTTACGCAGGGCAGGTAGTTGCACCGAGTTATAAACCCGTTGTTCTGCTTCATCTATAAACGTGTTTATATCAGCTGTTTCAAACTGATTCTCGGTGTAGCTTTCAATCGCTGCAACTAATTGGGTGTAGTTCATTGGCCTACCTTATGCCATAGGACCGCGTGAAGTGAAACCTTTTGTAGCAGCACCACTACCACGTTGTTTAATGCCTGATGTTTTTACATCGTTACGTGCAGGATTACCACCGCTTACGCGACGGGCTGGAATGCTACCGTTTGAATCACTAGCGCTTAAGTTGTTTGGGTCAGACGAATAGCTGATGTCTGGGGTAGGTACTTTAATTGGTTGTTTGTATACTGACATAATTAACCCTTTTTCTGATTAGCTGCACGTGCCAAGTTACGGCCTACTTTTTTCATGTCGATTGACTTAACTGTGCTGGCTTTACCACCTTTAGAAACACCACCGTCTTGGCCTAGTTTAGCACCATCGATGCCTAACTGTTTGCCTTTAGTTTTACCCTTGGTATTGATACCTTGTGCGCCTGCTTTAAATGCCATTTTATTTCTCCTATGTCGTCGTTACGGTTACAGTACCGACTGAGGCAACTGCTACCAACTGGTTTACTTCTAAGTTAAACGGGTCATGTAATCCAACCGGATTCCATCCCCACTGTATTATCCTACTACCTTGCAAGGGAACCCCAGTTGCATTTGGGCTAACGCTTGTTGTTTCGGTTAATTGTAACCCATTTAGACCTGATTGATAATAGCCTAAATCTGGGCGTGGGTCTCTAACTGCTTGCGGGTCATTAACTGGGTACATACCCAATTGCAATTGTGGTTGGTCTGGCTCCCAGCAATCTTGACACACAAGGATGTTAACATTTTTTGTCTTAATAACCAATCGTTTAAGCTGCGATAACTTATATCTAAACCCGCAACGGTCGCACTGGGATATTGCAAATTTACCACTTGAGTATTTACTAGCCATTATACTACCTAATAAACTGCATTCTAGGCGCTAAACGAATAGCCGCTTTCTCTCTATCCTCGTCCTGTGCGTTTTTAAGTGTTTCATCGTACACCATTTTGAGCATCTCTACACGAGGTAACGCCTCTGGAATTTTCATGCTTAAATGATACGCTAAGCCCGCAACCATCGCAGGAATAAACCTAAACGGAATGTCTTGTGTTGTCGTACCGCCATTACCCGCGTCTTGTATGCGACGTAATCGCCAGTACACAAAGGTATAGTAGTTGTCTTGTTCTGGAACTGGCCAGATATTAATTGTCGGATACTGTACGCCTGTAGGTGCTGGATTAGTTGCCCCTGACTGACGATTTATCCACACCTGTATAGGGCGACCTTGCGCATTCTTATTTGGTATCGTCGAGTAGGTTGAACCACTAATGCGTGTGATATTGATGTCTGTTTGATTTTGGCCTGTGCCTGTGCGTACTACGTGGTCTAACAAATCAATCGTATCCACCGGTAGGTCGTAAACAATATCATTGGTATTTAATAGAATAGACCCCTCTTCTACAGTCCATAAGTTAATACCCATATTTGCCCACTCGATGGTAAGCAAATTAATACTTCTACGCGCAGTCCTTAAGTCGTAACCCGTGCGTAACTCTGAGCCGCATCTTTCGAATGCTTCTTCCACTAGATTGTTTACATCTAGGTTAAATAGTGCGGTACCTGAAGTTGTCATATGTTCTTTACCAAATAAATACTACTTCTACTATACCCAAACTAACGATAATGTAGTTGCTCTCTTCTATGAGTTCATGTTGAATCCCTAGAGCAAAGCCACAAATCATACTTATGCTATAGAGTTCCATCATGTTATTTCCTTTGTGATAGGGCAGGAAAGTTTATCTTTCCGCCTCGTTTATACACATCAACCTTATTTGGGTCATCCTTACGCGTAATAATGCGCGGCTTTTTACCGGGCATTTTGTTTGGGTTGATTATACCCATTCCGCGTGACGGTCTCATAATTAGGCCCTAGTTTTACCACGTACTGCGCAGCCGTCGGCGCGTCTAGATGCTGAACCTACTGAACCACCTTTTTTCATGTTGATACTCATATCATCTTCGGTTTGACCGATAGGGTATGTTTTTTGTTTAGCCTTAACCTTGGCCTTAGCCTTTGGAGCTGGAGGGGGTGGTGGAGGTGGCGGAGGTGCAGATTTTTTTGGGGGTGTTGGTGTTGCAGACCCGTTGTCTACTTCTGCTTCCCATGCTTCTATTTTCTTAGCCATAATTAGCACATCTTCCCGCGTGTCTTACCGCGAACTTCAATGCCGCCACCTTTAGCCATTTTAGTGCAACCACCTTTTTTAAGGGCTGCTAGGTCAGTTTTCTTGCCACCGTGCATTTGTTTATCATGCATGCCAACAGCTTTCTTAACTGTTTTCTTGTCCTGCGCCATGTCCATTTTTGTGTTTTCTTTAGCCATCATAGTTCCTTTATTAACATTTCCAACGTTTTAATGACGCTGCTTTACGAGTAGGTTTGCCATTCTCGTCTTTCATTGGGCCTGGCATACCTGACATACGGGCACAAAACGATTTCTTGCGAGGACCACCTTCTGGCTGAGGAGCTTTCAAGTTAGACCCTGTTGCTGCATTGTATTTTGCGCGTCCTTTAGCAGTAAGTCCAGCGCCTTTATCGGTAGCTAGTTTCTCACCACGACCAACGGCTAATGATACACCGCCCTTTTTAAAGGTCTTGCCCTTGTCCGCTTCATTAAACTCTTTTGCTACTTTAGTAGGAATACCCACCTTCTTAGCAAATTTAGGGTTATGAGCGGCCGCAGCCATCAGCTTAGCTTGAGGTTTACTCTTGCTCGGCATCTTCCACTACCTCTTTAACAGGCGCGTCTTTTTGAAGTTTAGCTTTGCGAACATCTTTAACTTCTGCTTTAGCTTCAGGTTCTTTTTTGTCGCCCCAGCCGTTTTCATTAATTATCATAGTAATTTCCTATCCAAATAGTTTATGTGCGAATTGAGTAACTACAGCGCCAAGAGCACCACCTGCCCCACCTACCATCATCAAGACTCTCCATCCCCCACGAGCTTCCGCAAGGGTTGTATTAATGTTGTTAAGAGTCTTTTTAATGTCGTCCATATCAGCGACAAGTCTATCCATATCAGCTTGTAGATGCTTAATCTCAGTTTCATGTACTGCTAGTTCTCGTTCTACGCTCATATGTCACCTTAGCCGTAAAATGCTGTTATTGCAGAAACATTAGTCAGGTCAGCATAAATATTAGTATCGAAACGAATGCCTTCGCCAGGTAACAATACATATATAGTAAATGAATCACTTGTACCTACATCAAGTTCTAATAATGTAGTTCCTGAAGCGCCACCATTTTTAATTGACACGTTTCCATCAAGACCGTTACCTCTATACGAGATAGCCTTTAAACGAGCTGGATTAGCTGATACTACTCCGTCAGCCGTAAGATGTGTTGCTTTTACATCATATTGCATTGCCATAATTAATCTCCTTAGATTATAAGCGGGGCCGAAGCCCCTAGATTAATTAAGCAACTAAGTTGTTAGCTTGAACGTAACGAACTGTTAAGTAGCCTACACCAGCGCCAGTGTTGGTTGAAGTTACAACAATTTTAACGTCTGTTGCACCTACATCAACAAAAGCTAATGTGCGAGTTGCGTCTGTGCCTGGGGTTACTGAAACAACACCTACTGTACCACCGGCTACCGCACCAGCTGCAGTGTATGCAGTTGCTAATGCAGTGTTACCTAGACCTAGAGTTGAAGCTACGCCATCCCATACAGTGGTTACATATAAAGTCATTTCGACGATTTGGCTGTTTGCTGGAATTACGATTGTAGTTGCAGCTGAGGATTGTAATACTTTTTGTGATTGTGCCATTACAACTTGACCTACGTTAGCAATGTTAGTGCCTACTGTAGTACCTGTTGTGTTGCGGATGTTACCGGCACGTATTGGGCCGCTGAATGTGGTATTAGCCATTTGAATTTCTCCATACAAAGTAAGCCTACTAGTCTTGTATGCGTCCGCCGGGACAGTCTAATAAGCCGGATTTAATTTCCCGGTTGATATAGCCTTTATACTAGCGTTTTATGGAGTTGTCAATATAAATTAGGCGTAGATTTGGTAGTTGTTACATGTAACGCAGAAAGCCGAAAAACTCGTTACTTACTACATCCTCTAATGTCGGCTTAACCGCCTATGTTTAAACAAATGTTTAGACTATTTGTTCATTACGTACATTGTAACTTCAAAGCCAAAACGCATTTCAGTAGCTGCTGGTGATGTCCACATGTTCAAATTCTCCTGTTTTTTATACACGTCGTGTGTATATGTACGAATTATGTTCTTTTTTATACATATCACAATACGGAAAACCATTAAAAAAGGCCCACCGAAGTGAGCCTCTTATCTTACCTAGTACTTATTAAGCACCAGCTGAACCAAACATACCTAATGGGTCAGACCAACCGAATGAATAACGCTCACGGGCTTTGTAACGTACGTTACCAGTGTCAAAGTCGCCATCCATTGAAGTACCTAGTGGGCTACGAACAAAGTGTTTCATGCCGTTAGGAACATCAGTTGTTAAGAACCACGCATTTGTGTCGGTCAAGAAGTGGTTAATTGCGTAACCTTCTGGGATTGAACCGTTGTTTTTCAATGCGTTGACATCATTGTCAGCAGTACCAACACGCAATTCAGTTTCCAACAAGCGGGTTGCAACGAATTGCAATGCTGGTGGGATAATCAATTTAGCTGGTTTTGCTGCAATTAACAGACCACGCTCATCAGTCCATGCTGCGATTTGGATAACAGCTGCTTCTAAAGAAGTTTCGTTCAAATCCGCTGGGGTTGTTGGAATGTTGCTGTTTACACCGCCTGTAACAAGTGGGTGAGAAGCTGAGAACAATGGCACACCATCACCACCGTTGTATGAACCAGAGGTGTTGAAACCGTTGTTCAATACGTTAGCTGCTTTAACTTGTTTTGTGTACGCCATAGCACGAGCTAATGCTTTAGTATAACGAGCAGACAATGTGTCATACAAGTTATCTTCTACAGCTTCTTCAGTTAAGCTGAAGCCAAGAGCAATAGTTTCGTGTGTGTAGCGAGCTGTCCAAGCTTCTTGAGCATTGTCGTAAGCGATGGCGTTGCCTTCGTTTTTAACAGGAGCTGCTGAGAAGCCAGACAATTTTGTTTCTTCTTCGAAGGAACGCTCAGAAGATTCAGTTTCGTAAATCTCTTGATGTTCTTCACCATAACGTTTGTACTCTAGACCAAACAAAGCATTTAAGCCTGGTAATAGTTCTTTAAGTAACTGTGCGCGTGAAATAGCCATTATTTATTCTCCTTAATCGCCAACACCGGTACCATTGTAATACGTATGGATACCAAAGTTAAATTTAACGATACAATCAGTGTATGCGTCACCAACAGTAGAGAATGGGCCGTTTACGAAATCCACTAAACGCAATGCGATAGTGTTTGTTGTAGCACGGGTGCCAACGTCTAATGATATTTTTGAATCGCCAGTAGTTGTAGAACCTGCTGTTTGATTCACGCCAAAGTTAGAACCTAGCATTGTTTGAGTCACAGCATCATCTGCTTGGATTTGGAACAATGCATCTGGATCGTCACATACATAAGCTGTAGCGTTTGAAGCAACAGTACCAGTAGGCCAGTATTGTGCTTGCAAGAAATAGCCTAATGATGGGCTTGTGTATGAACAACCTAAGAACACACCAACTGTACCAGCTGGGAATGCATCCGCGTTTGTACCTACGTTTGTTACTTTTACGATAGTTCCGT